GTGGCCGAATGGCGCAAACGCTACGAACCCGCCAAAGCCCGCTTCGACCAGCTGTGCCAAAACGCCGGCGAGAAGATCTACCGCACGGCAGACAATGTGGACGGCATCCTGCTGCTGAAAGTGCGCGGGGATGACGAGAAGTATCAGGATAACAGCTACAACCCGCTGAAAGACCAGATGTGGGAAGATGCGGCTCTGGAAAGTGAGGCTGCGGGAGAAAATTATATTGAAAGATTTTTGCCAGTATTATCCCGGGTTTCCTGTGACTATGTTGATGTCTTACAAAAAAATGGTTCATGGGTACGATATAGCACCAGATGGGAAAATGAGCGTTGGGTTAGGGATAAACAGCCGAACCCCAATTCTCGCGCCCGTTATGCCGTTACCTACGAAAATGATATTTCCTGGGAAAACCGCAAACATTGGATAGCGGGAACAACCATCAAGATTATCGATACCAAAACCAATGAATTGATGGCTGAGAAAACCATGTATGCCTTTGTACCGGAATTAGGCTATTCCAAATTTGAGCAGAATCCAAACCCTTGGGGTAGGGGGATGCGCTGCCCTGATGAAAATTCATATGAACAGAAAACGGTTATTTTTGTTAGTAAAGTTTTAATTCCTCCTACTCGACCTTAGTCAGAGGATTCAAAATAAACACTCCGCAAAATCAAGATACTAACCCTGCAACTATTTTAGAGTTCGCCGGATTGCAACTAACAGCCGAACACGTATAGTTCGGGAACGCCTCCAACCACATGCATGGCTGCCCCACACACCCTGCCGATACCCGCACAGGCTCAAAAGGCTACCTGAAAAACAGGTTTCCGGTTTTTCAGATAGCCTTATATATTTCGCGCCGTCGGGGGGCTAGTCCTGACGGTATCTTTGCCAGACAGGCATTATTCACATCATAAGGCTGGACTAGCTCTCTTTGATCAAGCTAACTCAAAGGAGCTTTTCTTATGTCTTATCAATTACCTACCTATCCAAACATCACCGCCTATTTAGGCCAGCAATCAGGCGATCTCTTTTGTGAACTCGCCATCAAGTTGAACATCGAATCGGATCGCAGCTTCATCCTTTTCGAACACATCATCGAATCAGATCACCTTTCAGCCGACAGCGTTCGCCGGTTGCTCGACACTTACGTCAGATTCGTTATTGACGCTATCGAATTACAAATTCCCTTTTTTCGCAACGTATCAGAAACCGAGTTCGAGCAAGTCGTTCCCGGATTCGAAATGGTGGCGTAAATGGCTAAGAAGCATAAAAAACGCGTACCGGATTACTCCGAAATTCGGCAGTTCGAAGAAGCGGCGAAGATGAAGCCGGCTGCGGCGGCGGATGGCCGCTTTGCGGCCGCCGCCGGAGCGGCCGGCGACAATCGCCCCCCTAGGCTAACAGGGGGGGAGCAAAAAACCCAAAGACCATTAGCGGGGGAGCAAAAAATCGACTGGGCGGCCTATCAGGAAAGCGAATACTTTAAAACCTTCGTGACCAACCAGCGCGGCAAGCTCATAGAAATCCCATTACGCAAAGGCCGTGAAGATGGCGCCTTAATCGACTATCTGACTTTCACTTTCAGAAGGGAAAGCCTGATTGAATATTTTAAGAATCGCATTATCGGCGATAACGAATACATCGTAGTCGCCAGCGAAATGTTACAAAAAATCTTCGGCTACGGCCTGACCAAAAAAATGCCCGGCAAAGGCAAGTTTTTCTATCAAGGCTATTACCAAGTCGGCCCCGATAACGCCCCATACGGCACCCTGCATTACGGCGGTCAGCGCGATACCGTCTTAGTCGATTTGACCGGCACCGGCTGCCAAGCCGCAAAGCCAGGCTGGGAAGTCCGCCTTTATCAATTTTTGCAGGTGGCCATTAACGCCCGTATTACCCGTTGCGATGTCGCCCATGATTTTTTCAACGGCGAATACACCCCGGAACAAGGCATTTCCGATCATGCAAAAGGTTTGTACGACAACCATAACATTCGCCCCAAAATCGAACGCCGCGGCACAGCGTGGATGAATGAGGACAACACCGGCAAAACCCTCTACATAGGCCGCAAAGGCTCTTCCAAGCTGCTGCGAATCTATGAAAAAGGCAAAAAGTTCGGCGATGAAAATAGTCCGTGGGTTCGTTTCGAAGTCGAGTTCAGAAAACACGATTGCCTGATACCCATAGATATTTTGTTGTATCCCGGGCAATACCTGACCGGCGCATTTCCGATTGGTGAGCAACTATTTACCACTCCGGCCAGCCGCATAGAAACCAAAACCCAAACAGTGAACCTGTCCTTTGACCAAAAAGAATTTCACGCAAAAAACCAAGTAGGCCGCTTCGTTCGTTTCCTAGTCGATATAGGGCTACCTGATAAAGAAATCGTTAAAAGATTGTGCGGCGAAGAAAACAAATATCCGAAAGGTTTAGATCCTTCCGAATACGATTGCGAAGCCATCAAAACTTATTACCTGCATGATGAAGGCTTCAAACCATTGGATATAGATCAATTCAAAATGACTTTGGATAACTATCTTTTAGATGATGCTTATGAAGATAGATTGAGCAATGCCCATAGAGTCGCAGAAGCATTAGTAAATCAGCAAGACTACGAACACTTTTTCATTAAAGAAAGGAATTAACAAATGGATTTCAGCAAATTACAACAGCCCCTTTTCGAACGCGCCATCATCATGGGCGTAACCCGTTTTAAAGGCGAAATTGACGGCAGCGAAATTGATTCATGCACCGTTTTCCGTGCCGCCCCCTTCAATGATGCCAGCGGCAATGCAATGGGTCTTGGCCTGGCTAAAGTTCGTTTCGGCAGCAGCAGCAATTTTGACCGTTTTGCCGGTCTGACCTTCCCTTGTGAGCTGGAAATTCAGCTTGCCCGCGTAACCAACGGCAGCGGCAAAGAAACCGTCGTTATGAAAGATTTCCGACCGGTTGCCGAAGCCAAAAAATAGAAAGGCGTAAGCCATGGAAGAACGCTACATCGTGCAGGATTTGGACACTTTCGAATTCCTGTACCCGGAAAGAACGGGCGGCATAGGTTTAACGCCCTATCTCAAGTTGGCCGGGCATTTTTCAACCCGTGCCGATGCAATGGAAGCCGGAATAGACGAACTCGGTTCAGAGTTTGCCGTTTTCGCCTTCTTCGTACCGCAAGAATCGAACAAAGAAACCAAGCAATAAAGGGGGCTTTCTGTCGTTGCCGGGCGGCCAGCGACATTAAACCTTTGAGAAGCCGCCCACCAATTTATGTGAAAGCAGAAATGTTAACCGGTATTGCACACATAATCGTTCCGCTGGTTAGAGAGCAGGGATTCATTGAGCTGATTCAATATATGGGAGTCATGTTGGGAGTGATTTTTCTTTTTCTTGTTTTGAACCATTAACGTTATCCGGTAAGTAACTGAAAAATCTTTCACGATCCATTAATTTTTCGAGAGGAGTAAAAATGCCATTTTATAGTTATGAAGAATTTGAAGAAGCCGTTGGAGAAATCGACGATGATGAAATGGTAGATGATTTCCATACTTGGGAAGAGCTTCAGGAAGAGTATCCGGATGGCGTATTTGACGAAGATGCCGAATTTATCCCGTTCTGATTGTTTTTAAGAAATTAACGCTATCCGGGCGGCGTTAATCAAGTCAATGCCCGATTACAAAAACTTGTTTTAAAGGAAAACATCATGTTGAAACATAAAGCAACAGCCTTGGCCGTTATGGCTTCCGCCTTCTTGGCAACCAATGCTTCCGCTGGCGCGGTAGCTGACGCAGTAACCGCCGCTACTGGCGATTTCAAAGCTGATTTGGCTTCCGTTGGCGGTATTGCTGTAGGTCTCGGCCTGATCGGTATCGCCTTCATCGCCGGTATCCGTTTGATCAAACGCGCGGTGTAAAGAGTAAAGGCGGGCATCATGGAAGGCTATTTGGCAGGAGGTCAATGCTTCGGCTCTGTGCAGGAAGCGTCCGATTACAAAATGTCCCAAGTGGTGCCCGCCATTACTGCGGATGGAAGTTTAAAAACGCCCGTTTATCAAAACGGCAAGTGGTATTACGGTTCGCAGGAAGTCAAGCTGACTTTCCCGCCGTGCGATCCGGCCGCCTATGTTACAGATGGCGCCTTAGTCGCTTCAGTCGCCATATCAGTTGCCGCTTTCGCCTTTGTTATCCGTTGGACAATCCGTGTATTCCAGAAAACCAATGAAAATCCCGAAAAATGAGCGATCCGAACAAAATTCAGCCGCCTAAGAAAGGCATTGAAATGGTTAAGGGCGGGGGCTATCCCGCTAAAGCCGTTTCTACCAGCGTTCAGCAACATACCGCACCCATTCAAACCGATATGTATTTGATCGGTGCGGAAGCAGTTAAATGGGCACTGATTGGGTTGGCTTTCTATGCTGCTTTCCGGTTGTTTAGAAGCGCCATCATGGATGCTTTGGGTTTTAGAAAAAGCCGACGCGAATTTAAAGAAGCGAATGCGCTTAATGAAAACGGATTGGAAAACTTGGATCAAGATCCAATGAGTGAAGAAGAACAAGAAACATATATTCCAAGTAGTGAGCCATTAGCTGAATATGAAGGTTTTGACGGAGAAGAACCGCCCGACAATATGCCGGACAGTCCCGAAGATGATCCGGGTTTGCAATACGATTTAGAAAATGAGCGGTGGGAAATTAATGCCAGTGCCGCTTTGCAAGAAGGTCATGAATACGGTTCGGATGAGTTTTATAGCCGTATTTCGGAATTAGAGGAAATGGATAGGTTAGCTGAACAGTATGAACCTTCTGAATCTGACGATGAGCCGCCGGAATCTGATATGTCGTTAGATGATGAAGCTTTGGAAATAGCAGTTGCGGAATCAGTCGATTGGGAAAAAGAGGCTAATTCCGGTGCGTTGGATGAGCGTGTGGAACGAATCAAACAGGAATTGCAACAGGAAAATCAATAATGCCACCTGAAATCTACTTTCTGGCCGGTTTTGCCGTGGTTATCCCCGCCATCATCATGTTTTTATAAAACTGCGGCCAATGTTTAAACTCAAAGGTAAACAGCAATGATTTCACTGATTACGGGTCTGCCCGGTATGGGCAAAACCTCCTTAATGGTCTATATGCTGCTCAATCGCAAAGATTTGCAGAATAGGCCGGTCTATGTTGACGGCATACCGGAGCTACAAGTAAAGCATGAAGAAGTACCCGAAGGCGAAAGCATGGAAACATGGCACCAATGGGCGCCGGATGGTTCCATACTCGTCATTGATGAAGCCCAAAGGGTCTTTCGTCCACGCCCCGCGGGGGCGAAAGTACCCGACTATGTTCAGGCTCTTGAAACGCATCGTCATAAGGGCATTGATATCTTTGTTCTCACGCAACATCCGCGGTTGATTGACGTCCATCTAAGAAGCCTGATCGGGGAACATCGCAACATTAGCCGCACCATGCTCGGCCTGCGTCGTGTTTCCTACTGGCAGCGTTGCGCCAATCCCGAAGCCCGGGCAGATGTGGCCGAAGCCAAAAACAGCATATTCATGCCGAAAAAAAGCGTGTTCGGTATGTACAAATCTGCCAGCGAACACACCAAACTTAAAGGCTCGGTCAGCGCGTGGATTTACACTATCCCCGTTGTTATCGTCATAGTCGGCTATCTCATGTCCTACGTTTGGGCAAGCTATCAGCGCAAAATCCATCCCGAACAAGCCCAGCAGCAACAAGCTCAACAATATCAGCAACAGCCGCAAAATTATCAGCCACAGGCAAACGGCCAGTATCCGGCAACCGGCAGCTATGCCGAACAGGCCGCAAATAATCAGCAACCGCCGGATAACAACCTGAAGCCTGAAGATTGGCAACCCGCCATAGACGGCCAGCCGTGGACAGCGCCTATTTATAACGGCCATAACCGCAATATCCAAACCATGCCCTACCCTGTTGCCTGCGTGCAAACCGATACAAGCTGCACCTGTTACACCGAACAGGCCACACCCTTAGAACTGCCTGCCAAGCAATGTCAAAACTACGTTAAAAACGGCATATACAACCCCTATAAGGCACGGCAGGAAACCGCCGACAACGCACCGCAGGGCAGCTACGGCGGCGGCAGCGGGGCAAGTGTGCTGACTTTGGACAGCTCCGCTAAACCAACTATGGCACACGCGGAAACCAAGGGGACAATGGGGCAGTAAGGCTGCCTGAAACGGTGAAGGGGTTGGATTAGATGCCTGGCGGAATTGACTGCTTGCAGTCGATTTCGGCAGGTATCCGCCAAGCGATAGCGCGGCAGGGCAGCCACAAACGGCATGAGACTACCTGAAAAGGTAGCCAAACCTGCCCGGATTGGTTAAGCTGGCCTTTCGTTTAACTTGGTAATGAAAGGGTAGCAAGATGAAGATTAGTAGTTTTTTTAGGCGGGATGATGTTGAGGATAAAAATCAGGTAAAGCTTAATCCACATGAGTTTTTTCAAGAATGTGAGTATGGCGTTTATATGACTGCTTTCCCTGTGAAGGAAAATTTCCCGCAAGTTGCTCCCGCTATTGTGGCAGATGGGTTTAATTTTTTGAATGTGCCTGACCAGCCGCATACACAAAAATCTTTGTTTCTTGGTTTGATGATGAGCAAAAATCAGCTGGATGTGTTGTGTGCAAATAAGAATTTGTTTGATAAGGATTTTAATCGTGCCTTGGATGAATTGCAGAAAGTATATTGGGGGACTACTATCGGTTAGTCTTTTATGTTTTTCTTCTGCACTTTGGGCAGATGTTCCAGCGTATCCGCCGCCAAATACTTCAATACAGACTATTTCTCAAGCGCCTGGGGGTGTAACTCTTAATTATCAAGGTAATAGATACAATGTGAATATTGATGAGATTCGTTCAGGTCGTCCTGTTCAGATTCCGCAGTATTCAAGAGTTACCGGCGGCTCTGGCGGCTTAACTGGTTATAAAACCAACCCCGTCAACCTCTACGACAACTACGGCAACGTTGCCCGCGGCCAGATCCAAACACAAACCGCTATGCCGCAAACCTCTACTATGGCGAAGGCAGCGGCTGCACTATACGGCGCTCAAGTATTCGGCAGTGCCGCCAAACATCAAGCGCCCAATGTCGGCCAAGCCATCGCCAACGGCGACTACAAAGCAGCCACACAATACGCCGTTGAAGGTTTATTACAAGGATTGAAGGAAACAGGAGATGCCGTTTTATTCGGCGGCATCGGCGGTGTAGAAAGCGGCTTTCAAGCCTACAAAGACGCACAGCAAGCAAAAGCACAGCAAGCCTTTGATAAAGCAGAGCAAGATAGCAAATATTGGCAGCAGCAATATGACCCGTCTTTAAAAACTGTAACAGTTTGGTATATGAACAATATACAAACCGGGCAAAGATCGGTGTTTTTAATAACAGGTAAATCTTTTGATTGTTGCCGTGGTATATCGCGCAATGGCGAAGGAATGGTTATTGGCTCTTATTTGTTTGCAGATAATGGGGAAAGATACATTGTGCCACCTTATAAGTATGATGAATGGTCGCCAATTTCGGAAACAGTGCAAAATAGTAAGGAATTGTACGAACGCCGCCCAACGGTAGAAGATGTAATGTTGTCACAGGCAGAGATACAGGCAATCATGGCCAAACAGCTTGAACAGATGCTGAATGACAACAACCGCAACCATACCGAACTAATGAACGCCCTTTGGAATGCTGGCGTTATTGGTCCTGGCAATACTCAAACTATGGTTAGCGGTAGTCCAAACGATAATACTTTTTTAACACAGCCTTATACTCCAGAGGGTTCAAATCAAGCCCAACAAACACAATTCATCATCAACAATAACGGTACAGTTACCCAAAACATAGTTAAGCGTCCTGATTTGCCTGCCAATACGAGCCAAGCCCCAACCCGTGCAGAGGTAGGCAATCAACAGCAACAGGGGCAGCAGGATACCCGCCCGGCCAAATCTGACAGTACCGCCGAAAAGCCAGACGTTTGCGCCCAAAACCCTAATAGCCTGATGTGTGCACCTATGGGCAACACCGACTATCAGGATTTGGTATTACCACAGCAAAACATCAATATCGCCCTTTCCCCGCTCCATATCTTCAACACAGATGCAGCCTGCCCAGCGCCCACAAGCTTCAATATAGCCGGTACCAGTCAAAGTTTGAGCTACGAACCAATGTGCGACACCGCCCGCAAAGCACGGCCCTTTATTATCATGATGGCGATGACAGCCGCATTTCTGATGGTATTTAGCGCCCTTAATCGCCGTTAGGCTGCCTGAAAAAAACGAAAGGAAAAAGCATGGGCAAAACCCTAGCCGGTATGTTTACCGCCGTTCTGACTACCCTGGCAGGCAAAATCATCATGGCATTAGGCATTTCCGCCATTTCCTACACCGGCCTAAACCTGCTCCAAACCCAAATGATTAATGCCCTAACCGGCCAGCTCTCTGCCGCTCCACTTTCCGCCGTCCAGATTATGTATATCGGCGGTCTAGGGGTGGCTCTAAACTGGATACTTGGTGCAGTAGCCTTTCTCGTATCTTTCAATTCAGTAGCCAAGCTCGGCAGCATCTTCAGGCAAAAGTAATACAGAATAGAATAGATAATCTAACTGGCTCAAAACTTGCTTAAAACATAAAGCCGCATCACGCCTACATTTAGCCTTGTCATTTAGACAATGGGAAAGATTGGCGGATGTGGCTTTACTTATGCCAAAAATCAATACGGTATCTTTGTCCACAGACACAATATAAGGATTGCACCATGCAAAAAATCGCCCTTGGATTAGATATATCCAAATTGACTATAGACGCATATTTCAATGGTCAAAAAGATTTTATCCGCGTTATGAACAATAAATCCGGTATAGAAAAATTGATTGAATGCATAAAAAGCTATCAGCAACAAAGCAAGGAGATTCATGCTTGCTGCGAATACACCGGCGTTTATTACTTACCGCTGGCCAGCGCATTGCATGATTCCGGTATTAAAATCAGCGTAATCAACCCACTTTCTATTAAACTGTACGCAGAATACAGATTAAGAAGAACAAAAACCGATAAACAAGATGCGAAATTAATTGCCGATTATTGCGAAAAAGAAAATCCGCCATTATGGAAACCGCTATCAGAAAAACGTAATACTTTAAAAGTTTTAAGTAGGCGAATTGAACAACTAAACGTATTACTGAACATGGAAAGCAATAGAAAAGATGTATCAGATACGGTAATAAAATCAGGTATAGAAAGAATAATAAACGCAATAAAAGAAGAAATAGAAAACTGTAAAACAGCCATTCAAAACCTGATAGATTCTGACAAAGAATTAAGGAATAACCAAAAGCTATTGCAAACAATCAGCGGCGTAGGAAAATCGACAGCCGCATGGCTTTTGTCTGTACTGGTTGATATAGATAAATTTGAGAACTCAAAGAAGCTAATCAGCTATTTGGGACTATCGCCCATAATTAAAGATTCAGGTACAAGCGTTCGACAAGCAAAAATATCCAAGATGGGCGATAAGAAAGTAAGGAAAGCACTTTACTATCCGGCAAGGGCGGCTTGTCTCAGATCCAAGCTTTGGCGGCCTTGGTTTGAACAAAAGATGAAGCAGGGCAAACATCCAAAGCAAATCTATATCCTGATGATGTGCAAAATCGTCAAATACGCCTATGCCGTGATTAAAACAGGCCAGCCGTTTGACGAGAATCGGCACAAACCAGCGTAAAACAGCAGTTTGAAGTGTTGCGAAAAAGCGGCAGCCGATGGCTACCGCTGCATAACTGTTGCTTGCGTTTTTAAAAAGTTCTTGACTTTCGATTACGGTATCTTTCCCAACCGCTCAAACAAACCGGCTTGAGTAAGTATGCCTTTATCGAGCGAACACAGGGTTTGCCTGCCGCAAACCGCGTATTGATTTCCCTGTGTCCAGCCCCACCTGTTCTTTGTATTTGCAGCCGCAACACCTCTGCCCTAGCCTCGCGTTCATCGCAAGAGGTGCCTCCTGATTTTTATCCATTCCACAGAATATCCAATATATGAGTGCCAACCAGAAAACCTACTACGACATCCTCGGCGTGGCCAAAGATGCCAGCCTGGCCGACATCAAAAAGGCCTACCGCAAGCTGGTGCGCCAATACCACCCCGATGTCAGCAAAGACCCCGATGCCGACCAAAAAACCAGCGAAATCAACCTCGCCTACAACACCCTGAAAGACGAGGCCAAACGCGCCGAATACGATGAAATGCTGGCCAACCCCTTCGGTCGCGCCGGCAGCGCCCACGGCGGCGCAGGCGGTTTCGACCCCGGCCAGGACTTCGGGCAATACTACCACTTCGACAGTAGCCGCTTCGGCGAAGGCCAGCCCTTCGGCAGTGGCGACTTCCGTTTCGACGACATCTTCTCCGCCTTCGGCCACGCCGGCGCAGGCCGCCAGCGCCAAACCGGCCCCATCCCCGGCGAAGACCAGCACGCCGAGCTGACAATCGACCTCGCCGCGGCCTACACCGGCGGCGAACGCTCGCTCAGCCTCGATATGCCCACCCTCAGCGCGGGCGGCCAAATGGCCTACGAGCGCAAAACCCTGCAGGTGAAAATCCCCAAAGGCATCAGCGAAGGCCAGCAAATCCGCCTGCGCGGCCAAGGCCTGCCCGGCTTCAACGGCGGCGCAAACGGCGACCTCTATTTAAAAATCCGCTTCCGCGAAAGCGACACGCTGTATGTGAAAAACCGCAAAGACGTGTACCAGCGCATCGATGTGATGCCCTGGGTGGCCGCGCTCGGCGGCAAAACCGCCATCGACACGCCCGCCGGCAAACTCAACATCAACATTCCCGCCAACAGCCGCAGCGGCCAAAATCTGCGCCTCAAAGGCAAAGGCATTCCCGCCAAAGAAGCCGGCGATCTCTACCTCATCATCAACATCACCCTGCCGGAAACCATGGGCGAAGCCGACCGTGCAGCCTGGCAGCAGCTGGCCGAGCATTACGGCGTGAAAGGATAA